AAAAGCCAGGAAAATCAAGAGGTTTTGGGCATGGATCTTTTTATATGATTTGCGAAGTGATCTGCGAACGGAGGCATCCAGATTCGAACCCCCTCGAAAATGGCTAATGATTTAACGGCCTTAGAGGAAGGGTGCATGATTTAGGGAAAGGTCGCAAAGCGGTGCATTTCTCGGGTGCATTCTGAGCTTTGCTTATTGTCGTTCTCGTTGCCGCAAAGGTTGCACTACACTCGACCGGCTAAGACTTAGGGCAAGGTTGCAAAGCTATACACACTTTACAACCTTACTTTCTGCATCATTTGGAAGTAAGCTCATGGAGTAAGCTGGCGTTAGCTTGGAAGTCATCGGCGCAAACCGCTCTTTGCTTTCAGCCTAGGCGGAAGTTTGTGCTTTAGGTTATTTATTTTATATGCGTTCTTTTTATTGTACCGGTCTTAAGTACTGTCCATCTGGATAGCTTTGTTTTTTACATACGGGGCACTTAAAACTTCTCGCGCTCTTTGTAATATTGGCTTTTTTACCACAATGTGGGCAGGTCGTATCATAATAGCCGCCTACTCTACCGATTCCTAAGCCCAACAATATGATACCACCTATAATTACAAATATGCCAACTATTGCGGCTATAAGCGGTATACCGAGTATGATAGCAATTCCACCAATAATACACAAGAAAATTCCTTCGCGCTTATTCTTTTTTAAACCGCCAAGCATAGAAGGTCTTACATTATAATTACGTGCAGTTACTTGCCTTAGTCCATACCCGCAATTAGGGCAAGCCGTGGCTGTATCAGATATACTTTTCCCACATTCCGAACAAGTAGTTAACGCCATAGCGCTTACACCTCTTTTTTTATTTTATCATAGCATATTTGGAAAAATTTGTAAATAATCATTCAATCCCCACCTTCGCCTTATTCTTTGCGTCGCCACTGTTCACACGTTGGCAGAGGCGCTAATAGTCAAAGAGAAAAACAGGCAAGGAAAAATCCCAGGAAGGCAGGTATCCGGGAATGAGGCAAAAGATTACTGTAAATCACCCCGTAATGCCATGACGACTTCGCGAGCCCTATATCAAACTTCGCCGTCCAATATCCGCTGGAATACAATTCTGCCACTTTCTTTGTCACGCAATATGAGCGATAGCATAATCTGATCGGCCAAGCCCTGCATAAAAATGGCGGGGGGTGCTATCCATATAAAAACTTGTGAGATTAGATTGTTCAGATAATCAAGGCTGTCCACTGTAATAGATGCTCCAGATGCGAGAAGGGAATCGCGCAATTTGGGAATATTATTTTCTTCCAGCTCGGCCTGAAATTTGCCGCCACACCTCCTCATATAGCCCTTCACCGCAAACATGACATATTCCCGGAATAGTCCCGCGCAGTACGTTTCATAGTAGAGCAAATCCTGCGGAAACGGATGGGTGTCCATATACATCCTGACTTTGGGATAGAAGGGATGTTTTTGCGCTTCGGCTTCCTCGCCGTTTTTAATGTGCCGGAGTATGCCACGTAACGGAGATAACCCTTCGCCAAAGCCTTTATCCGTAGCGTCGCGGGTATTGGCCGTGTTGAACATGGCATTCAATACACCAGCGAGATAGTTATCCAATGTCCCGCATTTTGTCCCGAGCCTTTCCCGCCATTCACGCACCAGCCGGAGCAATTCTTCTCCGGATTGTGCGATCTCGGCAAAGTCCAGATTGTTTTTACCCCAATCGTCTGTACTGTCTGGGTAGTCCATTGTGTGTGCCGCCTTTCCTAAAACATTAGGAAATCCAGGCAAAAAAACGCATACAAGTTCTTACCTTCCTCGCACGCGTTTTGCTTGTTTTCGGGCACATTCTCATGTAGAATACTAACAGTCGTGGTGCCTTTACGGTTGCGCGAGGTGGTTGGTACACCTTTTTGCAGGGCCGGTTTGTTCCTAGCAATCCGGCCTGCCACGGCGTTTTGATACCGGTTTCCAGTGCTAGATAGTACCGTAACTTTTTTGAAATAGCAAGTCAATGTTTTGTCAGATGGACAGCAAAAAGTCATAATAGAAAAATTTTATGATGCCTGCTCCCCTCCCACATCGCCTTTGCTTGAGCAATGGCCGTTGGCTGCCTGTCACCGATGACGCATCGCGCCTGACACTTTCACTTTTGTATGATTTGCGAAGTACGCAGCCAGGGAGGCGGCAGGAATCGAACTCTCCTGACAATGGCCAACGGTTTAGCGGCTTGAGGGAAGGGTACATTCCAGTATCCGCCCTGCCTGTTTTATCTCTAACGAGTCAGTCTCAAAACACCTAGGCGTAATCAGTGCCGCGAGGGTCATCCTGTATCATATTCACTTCCAATCCACACTCTCCCCGGTCAACGGGAATACAATCATTTGAGTTTCATTCAGCACAGTAACTGTCCCGCTAAAGCAATATTTACTGCCGTCTTTCCATCCAAGCCGATATTGCAGGGCTCTTAGAAAAGCAATCCGGGCTATTTCACACTGCTTGTTTGTACCGTGCCAGTAAAAATACGGAATCTCGAATGCGTCCAAATCCTTCGAATTAGCGGGTGCTACGAAGAGTACTCGCTCTAAGTTATCATACTGAAAACTGAGATGTGTAGGATTCCCGAGCAATTTTATTGCGCCACGGTTTATAAAAATTTTTTTACATCTTAAGCATGCGCGCAAGTTCGGATTATTCGTCAATACCTTCATCCTCCATTCTCGGGCGTATACCACCGTAAGGCCGGTGCATCAGTTCTTCTGGTGTAGGTAACTTTGGCTCAATATATGCGCTGCGCCGCTCCCCTGTCTTGTTGTCGATTCTGACCAGCTCGCTAGATTCTTCGACCTTTCGCTTTGCCTCAAGCTCTTCAAGCGTATACCCGAACCGGCCTTTCCAGTCCGCTGGCATATTTATGATTGTCATCCGTTTCTTTTTATCATCGGCCTCTTCGAGTGTTTCTGTGAATACTTGTAAGCATTCGTCCAGATTGAATATGATTTTCTTTTTGCCAAAAAATTTTTGCTCAATTGCCAACGTCCGATATCTGGCCTGCGTATGCCACCCCATCATCTCGAAGATCATTTGACAAAAATGTCTGGCCAGACATTTTCGCGGAACATTCCGTCCATCTTTCCTGTTTGCGAATTTTAGTGAGAAGTTATCCCCTTGTTCACATGTCTCAACGACAACACGCTGGCCCGCCACGTCGACGTCCAACGACACAAATTGATCATCCGGAAAAATTCCCACGCATGTCATGTTGAATGTTATGCTTTCATACGAAAACGTTGCTTTTGCTTTATACGTCGGAGCGAGAAAGTCGCCGCGAACACGCTGCGACCTTTTTCTGCACTCAGCATAATCCTCTTCATCATGATAGCCGCCTCGGCTGAGCGTACCTGTTTCAGCGATTATTTCCTGTGTAGTACGCTCATCAGCTTCCATTTAGTATCAACTCCCGAATCATAGACTCTAAGGCCTCGCGAGTCTGCGGCTGAATATATGTGTCAAACCCATCGACTGTTGAAGCGGTTTCCCCCAGCCGCCAGTCATTAAGGCTACTGGCAAGTGCCCTGCGTGAGCGCAGCATAAAATCAATTATATCCGTACCCGCCGTATCAATCCAGTCGCCCGGGATTGCCCGGACATACCGGCCGGTCCCATTATCCTGGCGGAATCTGCACTCGCAGTCAGATAAATCGAACATCAGAACCCTTTCATCACCCCGGCGTAATACGCTCGCCGGAATTTTGCATTGCCACCTTTTCTGCCAATCCATCAAATCAAACAGAACACCGCTTAGCTCCCGTGACGGAATCGCCGTTGTACTCCAAGGGATGGCGTTTCTGTTTTTCTTGGATGTTTCCCGGACCGCAAGCAATTTTTCACGCGGGTTCAGCAGAATTTCCGCATACTTTTCATTGAGTCGTGAAACGCACATTGCATTGAACGCTATTTTGGTATTTGCTATACTCATTGTGGCGGTGTACCTATCGCAATACACCTCGCGGCAAATGCGGCGCAATCCCGGAATAACCGGCATTTCAGCTGAAAATTTGATCTCCGGTATACGCGCCATAACGTAGGCGGCGAGATAATGCTCCGCGCCGTACCCACCAAACGCGACGTTCATCGGGATGAAGCCCGCAAGCAGGCCGCGTCGAATTACCCGGATCTCGTATTGATTATTAAAGTATGGCGAGGTGTGATTTGCCCGCAGCATAAGCAATGCCCGTACATGTTCACCCAATGTCACAATCGGTTCGTGATGATCTGGGTCATGATAAATACGTTTCTGTCCGATATTCCTTCGCGTCTGATGTGTCAGAAATGTTACTGTGAAGCGTTTTTGCATGAGATACGCGCCGGTATACTTCTCGTTTCCAAGAATCCCGATAACGCTTCTGGGAAGCCAGGTCAGGTTGTTCTTGACAGTCGGCCTGTTCATCTTGGAAAGTACGTCCGCTATCTCCATTGGCGACATCCCCGCTAAAAACAAATCGTATATTAGCCGGACGGTTTTCGCCCCCTCCGGCTCAATTACCATCCTATACTTTTCAGCTTTTGTATACCCGAGTAGCGTGGGAACCGGAAAAGTGTAACGCCCATATAATTCCCTAAGTCCAAATTCTACTGAGCGCGATTTCAATTCGCTCTCAAGTTCCGCGCACATAGCAAGGACTGTGAGAAATATTTTGCTGCCTGTTTCAAGTGTGTTTAAATTGTTATTCTCGAAAAAAATCCCCACCGGCGGATCAAGAGCCGCAAGCTGCTGCGCGATATCAAGGCAGTCTCGTGTGTTCCGCGCAAGGCGAGAGACTTCCTTCACCACGATAAGGTCGATATTACCCGCCTTGCATTCCTCTATCAAGCGGAGCAACCCTTTACGATTATGCATACTTGTGCCCGATATTCCCTCGTCGGCAAAAATCCCGGCATACTCCCATAGAGGGTTTGAGGGTATCATTCTTTCATAATGCGCTCGCTGATTTTTTAGACTGTTTTCCTGGTCGAGGCTGTCCGTAGAAATTCGGATATACCCCGCGGCACGTAATTTCCTCACACGCCAGTCGATTACCTCGTACTTCGGGTTTGGTTCCGATGTGAAACACCGCTTTTGTTTATTGCCCTTCATAATTAACCTCCTATAGTGACCATTCCCAACCGTTTGGTTTCTTGATTGATTTAATGCCGAGTGTCCGTTTAGCCGCGTCTACTGTGCGCTTGCTAATTTCGCGCTCATGACAAACCTCATAAATCCGCGAACAAAAACAAGGTTCACCACAAGTCATGTCTTGAATGATCGTTTGCGCTTGAACGAGTTTTGTTTCCTCTACTGGTCTTTCACCATTGAGAATGTCCTCCATGCTGATATCGTATTGCCCTATCCATCGAAATCCATTAAGCCCATCCAACTCAAAGGCGATTGATGTACCTTCCGGGGCAAGGTTATTCTTTAGCTGCGCCATTACCCGAATGGATGGCTCGCCGCGAAGCCTTCCTACCAGCAGCACGCTCCGAGCGGTTGCCGTAATATCAATCGAGCCGAGACCACGATACAAGCCTTTCACACCTGCCGTTTTGTTCATATGACCGGTTATGACGACAGCGCAGTTTGTACGCTCGGCGATGCCGGCGAGCCTGTGCATCAGGGGACGGATGTTGTTTGCCCTGTGCAAGTCCGCGTCTTTCCCAATGAAGGCTTGCAGAGGGTCAAGCACCAGCATTTTGGCGCCGGTTTCCAAAATGGCGCGTTCAATCCGAACATCGTCAAGCGTAAGGGATACACGGGAGTCGTCGATAAACGCGATGCGTGAACAATCTGCTCCAGCTTCCGTCAGGCGCGGCTTTACGGTATCGGCGAGCCCATCTTCAGTGCTTTGGTAGATGACGCTCTGCACTGAGTTGGGGACCTCGCTGTCCGGCATGGAGTGCCCCAGTGACAGAAGTGCGGCGATGTTTAGCACAAACGTCGTTTTCCCTTCACCAGGATCGCCTTGAACGATGGTAATCCTTCCGTATGGGATATACGGATACCACAACCAGTCTACTTTTTTCGCGGTGATTGACGAGTAGTACCTGATATCTGTTTTCCCTTTACCTTCAATCATTGCCGCGAAAACACCCCGCAAGGATTTCTAACCAAAGTCTATCATTACGCTGATTGTTTGGCCACCAACTGACAGTCAAAATCTAGTGACTACAAATCAAAGTAAGAAGGAGCCGAGGTAATGAACCAAACAATCGCAACACTGGCACTGTTCATCGGGGCAAACGTCCGGCGAGAGCGAACGCGCCGAAACATCTCACAGGAGATACTTGCTGAAAAAATCGACAGAACCACGCAGTACATTAGCCTGCTCGAGAATGGATATCGTTGCGGAAGCATCGCCACATATCTTAGCATCGCAAATGAGTTTGATCTCCACCTATACGAACTGTTTATAAACACAAAAGAGGATACCAAACACCTGGACGATGAGCGCCGCATCCTCGAATTGTTTTGTGACACTTCCCCATTTGAACGGCGGGTGATGATTGCGATTCTCGCCGCCGCTAAGATCGCCCTACATTCAGATAATTAAAATGCAGGTCAAGGTTGCAAAGCCGTACACACTTTACAACCTTGCAACCTTGCAACCTTTGGTACAAAACCGCCTGACATATAGCTTCATGATACCATTCAAGGTTGCAAAGGAGCTTATCTGTTTTGCAACCTTGAAGCATGTAAGCTTCTGTGGGCTGACGATAAAAAATATTAAGAAACTTTCATCGCGGGGTATCCTGTTTCCCTTTCAAAGTATCCTTATATACGAGAGGAATTTTTTCAGAGCCGCTCATTCTTCACCCTTACTCTCAAACATCGTTTCATCTTTGAATTGAAACACGAGCCTGCCGTCCAGCATCACCGTCACTTTATCGATAGCCGCCATCCATAGCCTTTCGTCAAACTCGGTGAGAGCCCGTGGACTGGCGGCGATGTTGCGGAGGAAAGTTTCCAAGACACACGCCCTGCTGTTTCGTTTCCGCTTGACCTCCTCCAACTCGGCAATACGCTCGGACGCCACGCGATAGCGCTCCAGGTACTCACTATTCCTATCGGCCAAGACTCTCTGGTCGGCAGCGGTATGGGCGATCTCGTGGATAGTCTTACGAGAAAGGCTGTTGATCACCTCGATTTCACGCCGTAACACGGTGAGCTCCGCATCAATGGCCTTGCAGTCGGAGAGGACAGCCTTTGCGGCCTGACAATCGGCGATAAGCTCCTCCCTGTTGGCGGTTATACTATTCCATGCCGCGAGGAACCGCTCTTTGATCTCAGCCTCGGTAACATGGGGTGTTTTGCACCTATGATCGCCCTTATACTTATCGTTGCACCGCCAGATGACCTTTCGGTACTTGGTGTTGCTCCCCCAGACCTTCGAGCCATACCAACCACCGCACTCACCGCATACAATCTTCGCCGAGAAAGGGCTGCCACACCCGGCTGGCCGTCCCAACGCACTCCGCCGCTCCAGTTCCGCCTGCACCGCGTCGAATTCACCCGGCTCAATAATGTAAGGATGGCTGCTCTCCACATAAAACTGCGGGATCTCTCCTTTGTTAACTTTCATCTTCTTTGTAAGAAAATCCTCAGTATATTTCTTTTGCAACAAAGCATCGCCCTTATATTTCTCATTCGTCAATATAGATCGTACCGTGGAAACCTGCCATACTTTCTTGCCTGCCGGAGACGGGATACCCCGTTTCATAAGACGGCGGGCAATCGTGGAGGGTGTCATTCCTTCCATGAAAAGCGTGAAGATCAGGCGGACGATGGCGGCCTCTTCCTCCACGATCATGGGCAGGCCGTCTTCGCCCTTGTTATAGCCAAGGAACTGACCGTAGGGAAGGCTCACCTTGCCATCCGCCATCCGTTTCCTGTGCCCCCAGGCAACATTTTCGGATATGTTCCGGGATTCCTCCTGCGCCATGGAGGACATGATCGTTATGAGCAACTCACCTTTGCTGTCAAGGGTGTAAATGCCCTCTTTTTCAAAAAACACCTCCACACCCTTTTCCTTGAGTTTGCGTATGGCCGACAACGCGTCCACGGTATTGCGGGCGAACCTCGACACACTTTTTGTTATGATTATATCCAGTTTCCCGTCCAATGCGTCGGCGATCATTTCCTTGAATCCCTCGCGATGTTTGGTGTTGACCGCGCTGATTCCCTCGTCCGTGTAAACCTTGACAAATTCCCAATCGGGCCGGCTTTTGATGAGCTTGGTGTAGTAATCCACCTGAGCGCCATAGGATGTTTTCTGCTCCTCTTTATCTGTGCTGATCCTGGCATATCCCCCAGCCCGCCGCCTTATGAAAGGCGACGCGATCTGTGCCGACAAAACCGGTGCGGTAGCGGGTATCATTGTCACGTTAGGCATCTGTGCGCCCTCCCCTCGCTCTTTTTTTAGCTTCCGCCTTCATCTCATCCGTCCAGCTGTCGCTGCGGGAGCGGTGCTCCCATGTGACTGTCCGCTCTGTGCCGTTTCTACATGTGAACACCAATACGCCGTCATCTGGAACGTTAATGGCGGCAACCTTTGCCATGAAAATCTTAGCGCTATACTCGGTAAGCCCTAACACCCCGGCACACTTTCTTTTGAGGATATCCTCCGGTATCCGCTTCGCGCCGCATACGTCCTTACCCCGAAAGGCATAAGTCGGGCAGGCCCATGTTACTTTCGCATACTGGGTGCCACTTGCATTGACCTGCCTCCGGAACTTTGCGCCGCACCGGCCGCAACGTATCATGCCGGTAAATTCACTGACCTTGCGCGCGCCAAAATGATCCGCCCTTTCCGCGCGCCGTGCCCTTTCGGCCTGAACCGCCTCAAAGGTAGCGCGGTCGATCACCGCTTCATGTGATTGCGCGACATAGTATTTGGGCAGCTCACCCTTGTTTCGCTTTTGAAGTTTTGTTATATGATCAACGATATACTTTTTTTGCAAACACATGTCGCCGATAACTTTTTCATTGGACAAGAGTTCGCCAACCGTGCACTCTGTCCATTGGCTGCCGCTTTTGCCAGGCACCCCAAGCTGTATCAGCTTTTTTACGATAGCGTTCTTGCCCATGCCGCCGAGATAATCAGTGAAGATCATCCGGAGCACCTCGGCTTCTTTGGTGTTCACAACCAGTTTGCCATCTTTGTAGTCATAGCCATACATGCGGATGTTGCCGGAGTGCTTACCTTCGGCATAGTTTTTCCGGTTTCTCCATTTGCGGTTCTCACTGGCTGAAAGGCTTTCCTCCTGCGCGTAGCCCGCGAGAATAGCCAGCAGCAGCTCACCGTCCGCACTCAGGGTGCCGATGCCCTGCTCCTCGAACAACACGCCGATACCGAGAGTTTTGAGTTCTCTGACAGTCTCAAGGAGCGTCACGGTATTGCGGGCAAACCGGCTTACACTTTTGGTGACGATGAGGTCCACCTTCCCCGCGCGGCAACTGGCGAGGAGCCGCTGAAACTCGGGCCGGTTGTCTTTTGTGCCGGTCAGCGCTTCATCAGCAAAGACGCCAGCATACTCCCAATCAGGCCGTCTGTGGATCAGGTCTCTGTAATAGCTGACTTGGGCGGCTAAAGAGTGGATCATGGTCTCCTTCCCCAAGGAGACGCGGGCATAAGCAGCCGCCCTGGTACGTTTGGGGAGTGGCGCAATCGTAGGGGTTACACATCTAATAATTCTATCCATATAATCACCTCCTATGCCATGATTGCTCTGTTTTTCTGGCATTGCAAGCGAATCTCGCGAAAAATACTGCACGGAGATAATCCATATTTTATGGCCACTATTTCATCAATTAGTGCGTACTCGTCCTTGGAGATAAGGCCATCCGCGAGCCACTTTGAAAAGATAACCAAAGCTGCTTTGTAGTGAATCACTGCCGCTTGTTTTGTCATGGGCACACCTCCATAGCCCGGATTACGGTTGTTTTCGCCTTGGCGTAACAAGCGCGGGAGCAGTATTTCCGGCGATTGTTGCCGTAGCTATCAAAAGGAGAACCACATTGTGTGCAAGCAAAGTGATACACAGCTTTACGATTCAGGCTTTCGGGGTGTATCTTCCACCACGACAGGCGGCACCTATCCGAACAAAAGCGCCGGGTTTTTTGATTCGACTCCCGCATGAGCTTACCGCATTGGGCACAAGGGGCTGCCCCTATGTTGATATGGCCATCCGTGCTCATGGTGCCCAGAGCGTTCCTACGTCCAAAGGACTTCACAGTGTTTTCAGACAAACCAAGAGCCGCGGCGATTTGGGTATAACGCTCGCCACTGGCGTGCCGTTGGATGATCCGTTCTTTTTGTGCGTTAGTCATGGCCCGCCTCCTGAATATATCAAAAAATGCAGTAGTTTAAGTTTCCAAATGAAGAAATCCCGTGGACGGAATAACCGGCCCACGAGATTTCACTTAGGGCTGACCGGTTCAATGATGATTGTTATTTCATAGGTATTTTGAGCTTTTGCCCGGCGTAGATAGTATCCGATATCAATGCGTTCAGCTTCTTAATCTCGACGCAGCGGACACCGCTGCCAAGCTTTTCTGCCGCGATCTTCCATAGGGAATCGCCCTTAGCCACCGTATAGACCTCATGATCAGGAGCCTCTGGATTGACCGGCGTGCGAGTGGGAGCCTTGGATTCCGGCATAGGCTCTGGAGGCGCCGGTATGCCAGTATCCATGCGTCTTTTAACGGCAGCGCGGAAACCTTCCATGCTCTCCCCAAACTTTTTAAACCAGTGTCCAGGATCAGCATGATTGCTGGCGATCCCGCGCAGATAAGCTTCGTAGTGCCCGAGCAGAACACCGTCCCGCATGGGGTTGAGGCCGAACATCGCGCAGAGGTAGACGCAGAGCCCCACTGCTTCATTGAACACACTTTGGAAATAGGCGGCGTTGGTCAGCCCGTCCTCGCAAATTTCGAAGCCAATCAAGGTGTCATTCCCGTTACCCTTTGGGCCGGAGCCGCTGTGCCAACCGCGCATATTCCAGGGAAGCGTCTGATAGGTGGCAACGGAACCATCCTCAAGTTTGCCAATGAATGCATGCACACAGACTTGGCGGTCCATCGGACGGTTCCAGTGATTCACATATACGTTCTTCCCCAGCAGCCCGTCATCCGGCCCCACATAGCGCTTCAAAAACGGGTTGTTTGCTCCCGTGCTATGCACAAGGATTCCTTTGGGTATGATCGTCCTGCCCGCCTTGTAGCAGTCGTTATTCACAAAAATGAGCTTGTGAAGGTTTATCCGTTGCCTTTTCGACTGCTCTTCTTCGCTGAAGCCATCAAATTCCCCCATGCTATCAAAAAGCGTGAGCCCGTAAGCCTCAATGAGACTGATAAGTTTTGTGGCATAGCCAGGGTCGGTGGCGTACCCCGCTTTGTGAATGGCTCCGCATGCCTTTTCGTAATCCCGCTCTCCGATGACTGCCGCATACCTTGTGCTGCCTGTGAGAAACGCCGAATGGTCAGCGGCCGAATGCTCCCAGCTGTCGTAAGCGCGGAACAGCGCGGTCACCGTGGTAAAGTTCACACCGTCATAACACTCCTTTGTAGAGGAACTGTACACGCGCCCGCTCCAGTGGGAATCCGCTTTGATACCGAACAGCGCGTTTGCTTTCACTGTAAGCGCGGACATCCCCCAGCCACTCTCCAATATGGCCTGCGCCAGGGTGAGGGAAGCGAGGACGCCGCTTCGCTTCATGTCCGCCGCGGCGAGCGCCCCCACGCGGGCGATAAAGTCTTGTTGAGCCTGTGTAGCTGACATCGTCTATTCCTCCCCGCCAGGCGGCTTACGCTCGTGCAGTTGCGCCAGTATATCCTTCAATTTGTTTGGGACAGGCAGGCCGAGCCGTGCCGTGTTCTCCAGCAGGGACAAGCCTTCATTGGCAATATAAAAGAACACAACCGCCGTGCGGATGACGAATCCGCCACCATCCGCTACGTTACCGAGGATTTTGGTGTCAATGATATGTCCAACTGCCACCATAGCGAAAATGAGGATTTTCTTGAAAATACCTCGAAAACCCACTTCGCTGGAGAGCTTTTTGTCCATCGCCGCGCACATAAAGCCGGTGATGTAGTCGATCACCACAAAGGCAATCAGCGCATACAGGAAGCCGTCCAAGCCTCCGAGAATCCAGCCCAGCCAGCCGCCGATAGCGGCAAAGGTGATTTGAATCCAGTTCCAGATTTCCTTCACGTTCACTTACCTCCAGATTTTATTGAATGAACAGTAGACCAATGAACAATAGGAGAGCGCCAGAGGCGGGAAATAGAAATGTCCGCTTATGCGGACACCATAATTGTTCCATGTTCATTGTTCACTGTTTCCGTCTCCAGCCGTAACCCCCCGGCGCCCAGACATTGCCATCCAGGTCAGATACCCAAACCTTTCCGGTGTGCGACACCGTATCACCTTTGGCGTAAGCGCCGGCAGCGCCAAGCGGCTGCATCCACAGCGGAATACCACCTTCCGCGAACCCGATCCTCTTATACAGCGCTGGCATATCGCCGGGCAGCCAGTTCTCCGCGCTGGGGTGCGCTTGCAGAACGGAATAGAGAACCGTATCCCCGTTTCCGTCCTCGCCATGCTTGAGAATGCGGCCCGGCGCGTACTCCATGCCCGGCGACCACGGCTCGTACAGATCGGGGATCGCCAGCGATTCGGCTTCCTTAAGTGGCGCGGCTTGTACCAGCAGTTCAATGGCGCGCCGAAGCTGGAGCGCCACGGCCATGCGTTTGTCACCCATCGGTGTTCACCCCCAATATCGTGTCGATAAGCTCCAGCAAATCTGTATCAAAAACGACAGCGGTCTTGCACCCAGGCGAAACGACCGGCATCTCAACGGGCGGAGGAGGCTTGGCGGTTTTTTCCGGCACGGCGTGCAGAATTTCAAACGGTTCACTTGCCATGCCTGTGGGTTCATAGACGGTTTTATCCTCAAGCATCGCGGCTCACCTCCTTGGGCGCTTCATGTGCCGTGCCTGTTTCCGACAATATGGCCGCCTCAAACGCGTCGCAAAGCGCGTCATATAACGCCGCGTTCTCGCCGTCCAGGTCCTCATTGTAGTCGTCCAGTATTTGCCGCATGAGGGTGAGATGCGCCGTATAGGTTCCCCCTTCAATTTCAGCCACCTCACAGAACAGCTTTTCACGTTCCCTGAGATACTCTTTCGCGGAATTCTCTTTCAAGCGGAAGCTGGCGCCACTGGGACTCCCAGCGCCATCAGAGCGCCCGGCATCCTCAATGGCTTTGGGGTTACCATCGTTGTCCAGCACGGCATATTCCTTGAGCAATTCCAACTCGCTCCCGTGCAGGGAGGCGTATGCCTCCATGGCAAGGGCGAGAAATTTTGAGCGCGCCCGGCTGCGCTCTCCTTTGAGCTTCATCCCCTGCAAAAAGGGAATGAGCGGTACAAGGTGTTTGTTTTGCAACCTGATTCTCATACTGTCCCTCCAATTTTTGTGAATTGAGCGCTGCTAATGGAGAAGGAAGATACCATAGAAAAAAGCTGCCAAAAGCAGCCCCGTAATTCTCAATTCTCCATTGCTATTTCTTAATAGTAAAGCGACGTGCTCATGGCCGAAAGCCCTGTGTTGTTGTAGTACATCCAAGAGTAACTGCCGTTGCCGTTATATTGCATCGAATATACCCAGCCGTTGTTGAGCAGGCTGATGAGCGAATTGACGCGGCTGATCAGGTCAGCAATGCGGGTGACAATACTGGTACAGCTGTAATAGGTTCTATCGGTGATAAAATACAGATGATAATCACCGAAGGAGACCCCCGCACAATTGCTCAAACCGCTCCACGTCGGATAGGTGCCCACACCGGACAAAGTGTTATCACCCAGATAAATCCCACGCCCGCCCGAGGTATAAAAATTGTAACCGTTGGTGCGCAGGGATGTTCCCAGATGAATGCCCGCCCCGTTGCAAACCACGCCTTTGGGATCAAAGGTTAAATACGAGGTATAGGCCCCTGTTGTCCCCGTTCGATAGGCCCAGCCCAGATAATCGCCTTCGCCGCTCAGGTTAACGGAAATACCGCGGCAAGCACTGCTTGTGGGGAAGGGAGATTCGCCCATGTTTCCAATAAACCGTGAGCCGTAGTAGAAGTTCATCCCCGCCGAGTTGAGCTGCCCTTCCAGCGTGGCGCCGTTATACCAGCTAATATCAGTCGGCGTGATCCGGATAGAATTTGTCCATCCGGCTAATCCCACCTGTATGGTGTTCGCCGCCAGCTTATCGGCGGTGATAGAATTGGCGGCAATCCTTGCCGCCGCCAGGGTCCCTGTGGTGATCTTAGCCGCGTCGACCGCGGCAATCTTGGCGGATTGGATGGTTGCGTCGGCGATCATAGCGTTGGTGATGAACCCATTGGCAACGGTCAACTTGGCCGAGGTGATGGAGCCCGCCGCGATACGGTCCGCCGAAAGCGTGCCGGTGTCGATTTTTCCGGCGTCAAGGCTGGCGATTTTGGCGTTGGTAATGGCGGCATCGGCGATCTGGGCCGTGCCCACGGCCAGGCTGCCGATTTTGGCGTTGGTGATAGCGGCGTTCGCGATCTTGGCTGTGGAAACCGCGAGGTCAGCGATCTTCGCCGTGGTAACGGCAAGGTCGGCGATCATGGCGGTTTTGATTACGGCGTTGTCAATGGTGGTCGTGCCAGTAATACAGATTTTGTTTCCGGCGATCAGAATTCCCTCGGTGGAGATGTTGATCTGGTTGATCACGTCATTTCTGGAAACGCGCAGGTTGATCAAATCCCGCTGCATGAGCAGCGCCGAATAGATGGTTTCGCCCTTTGCGTAATCATACCGGGCAGCGCCTGGGTAAACGTTGCCGGTATAAGCGTCTGGGGCGGCAGTGGACGATACCCTCACCCGCATTTTGACGGTGTTGGCCGGGACGGTGACCGCGCTTACGGTACCGGTGCTGGAAAGCTGATACAGCAAGCCTGCTGAAAGATTGAACGTGAAGGGCGACAGTGCGGCATTGTAAATACCCGTATAGCTTCCATTCCTAACGGAAAAGAACGCGATATGCAGATTGCCGCTGCCCGTGATGCCCATGCGCTGCGCGTCGGTCAAATTCCATGTGTGCAGCGTGTTAGCCGCCGCTGTCACCGTTCCGATTTGCACCCATGCGCCGTTGGTATACAGCAGGACGATATTGTCCGAGGTATCCCTCCTTCCGTTCCACTGAATGGCGCTGGGCACGAGGTTCCCTGCCAGCGGGATGCGGTAGATGATGAGACAATCACCGCCTGAGACACAAGGGTTGGCAGTCACCGAACCGGTAATGCTCATGCCCTCCGCGGCTTTGCCGTTCAAATACGTGATAACGCTGACGGTGGTATAGGTTCCGGCGGTGATCGTCTCAACGTACTGTGTAATGTCAGAGGGGACAAGGCCTGCGTATGCTGCCGTCTGGCCGAAATAGTGGTAATACATAGTGATAGCCGCGCCGGCGAGGGTTTGGGCGATATACCGCTCGCTGGGCTCCACATCAATGTAGCCGCTTCGCAGGTAGGAGGTTGAGACCGCGTCCAGCCCATTGGTGCCATTGAGCGTCCCGCGCTCCCATTGGTTGATTATATACCGCGTCCCCACCAGCCCTTTGGTCTCGGACACGGTGACGAGCAGGGTGTCAGTGGTGGCCTGCAGTTTTACCATGCTGGTAATGGTATCGAGTTCCACATACCCTCCCGACGTTTCGGTTTGCAGCAGATAGCAATTGACTGTTGCAGGGGCAGCTGTGGTCGTGAGCCGTACACGCAGGTAGCGGGCGTTTGCCGGAGCCGTGAAAGGTGTGGCGGAGTTTCCAGACGTCGTATACGAGAGGAAAGTTTTATCCTCCCGATAATAGAACAGGTAGGCGGTGCTATACACGCTGTATGCGCTGGTGCCCTCATAGGTTTGAAGCAGGTACTTTTTGCCTGTGATTACGTCGAACCAGTCGCTGCGGACATAGCTGGCGCTGGCCAATTCCGCGCCGGTAGAAGTAGAAAGTGTCCCTTGCTGCCATGCTGCCTGAATGATGTTTACCCCGGCGAGGTCGTTGATTGCTTTGGTCTGTTTGGACAGCGACAGCTTGAAGGAATCGGCGTTTTGCACGATGGCCGATTCCGCCGCTGTCAACCGGCCGGTTACCGTATCCACCGTGGTCTGGTTGGCTTTGCTGGCAATCTGCCCGGCCTGCACCGTCAAGGAAGCTTCGGCGGTAGACACCCGCGTGGCAAGGCTCGTGATGTTGCCCGCGTTCATGGAAATGGAGGTAGTGTGCTGGCTTACCGTAGTGGAAAGCGTCTGTGCGGAGGTTTTCGCTTCCAATGCCGTCACGAGGGAATTGTTCAGAGCGTCAGCGAGGACGGGCGTGGAATAGGTCGTGGTGCCGTTGCTGTAGACAGCCGCCACCCGTGTCCAGTAGTATTTGCCGTTTGACCATGTGAGCACGGTATCGGTCCAACTTCCGCCTGTTTGAGCAGCGTTAGAGGCGGAAAGGTAATATTGCTCACGCACCATTGTGATGGTGGGTGCGGAGGTACCGGCTGCTCCGGCTGGGCCTGGAGCCCCGGTGGCGCCTGTCGCCCCGGTAGCGCCTGTAGATCCGGTTTCGCCATGCCGGGCAATGCTGTAACTCACAACAGTGCTGTCATCCTGCAAGGTGATGATCGTGCGCGTCCACAGAAATTGCCCGGCGCTGGTCGCGGGAATTGCAGCCTGCCAGCCGCTGGTTGGCGCCGTGACGCCGCTGACGGCAGCCGCGTACGTGACAGCCGTAGATTTAACGGATTTGTTATAGGCCTTCTGTGCTGTAGCGCTGGCTTGCGCGGCTTGGGACGTGGCGTCGGACACATTGTTCAGGGCGGATACCGCGCTGCCAAAGGCTTCATTGGCCTTTGCCAGCGCATCCCGCACGTTGGTTTCCGCTTGCCGTACCGCGTTTGAGGCAGCTTGCCCCGCCGCAAATGCCTCCTCCCCGACAGCTTTGGCTTCTGCGGCGG